GTACCGCCAACCCGGTTTTACAATGCGGGGTCGTAGCTCAGCTGGTCAGAGTGCTTGCCTGTCACGCAAGAAGTCGCGAGTTCAAGTCTCGTCGGCCCCGCCAACTTTTTGATATGCGGGCTTCCGCAAGGAAGCATGTCTGGTTATCTGTTCCTGCAGGATGGAGCCAGTTCATGAAACAGGGAAACCTGGAAACCCGCTCCAAGATTGAGTATGGAGAGAACCATGAAGGAACATTTGGATGCCGATTTGAATAGCGTACACAAGAGGCTTGCGGCACAGTGGTATCTTCGTGATAGTGGGGGTGTAGCTCAGTTGGGAGAGCGCGACGCTGGCAGCGTTGAGGTCGCAGGTTCGAACCCTGTCATCTCCACCAAGACTTCAAGGCAGTATGAACCAGAGGGACGAGATCAGAGCTTGGCTCGACTCGACGCCTCTCATGCTGATGAATTTATCCGTCAGGCGCTGTTGTCTGACATCGTGGGGGCATAGCTCAGTTGGGAGAGCGCCTGCTTTGCAAGCAAGAGGTCGGGGGTTCGAACCCCTCTGTCTCCACCAAAGTTTTGTAGCAGTTTTTCGGGGGTATAGCTCAGTTGGGAGAGCGCCGCACTCGCACTGCGGAGGCCACTGGTTCGACTCCAGTTATCTCCACCAGAAATTCCCGGGTCGAACTGTTCAGCGTTATCCATGCCAGGAAAACACCGCTGGACGACTCAATCATCCGGGATAGAATTTGACTGTGGCGTGTTCGTCTAGTGGTCAAGGACATCTGCCTTTCACGCAGGGAATCATGGGTTCAAATCCCATACACGCTACCAACTTTCCACATACGACCCTGTCCTCTAGATGGCCTAGGAGACTGGCCTCTCAAGCCGGGAACGTGGGTTCAAATCCCATCAGGGTCGCCAAAACTCTTATCGCAAACGATTTCTCCTGTAATTCCCTTCCCTTATCACACATATCCCAGCAAAATCTAGCATACCAACACTGATCACACTTGGCAAGGTGTGCATTGTATCGAGCCATGTCGTCGAGTATGATGATTTCGGCCATATACAGAGACTACAGTACTCTTCTTAGAGGACAGACATGAGGTGGTTCCGTTCGAAATTACTCAAGAAGGCATACGGATATGACACCTGCTTGACAGGTGATACAAAGATTTCGTTACTCAATGGGACAGAAGTTCCAATTTCTGACTTGGTAGGATTACCATCGTTTTGGGTATATTCTACGAAGGAAGACGGAACTCTAAGACCTGGTCTTGGAAGTAACGCTCGTATGACTGTGAAGAACTCTCCAGTTGTCTCAGTACTGCTCGATAACGGGCAGGCAATCAAGTGTACACCTTCTCATCCGTTTCTTACGAAGGACGGTCAGTACAAACGGGCAGACGAACTGTCTCAAGGTGAATCATTGATGCCTTTGTATCGTGATAGATCTCCAATTGCGGATGAAGGAAATGCTTACGAAAGGACCTATCAGCCGTCTACAGACTCTTGGATATTTACTCATCGTTTTGTTGAGGCTCGTTGTCCAAAAGGGTATGTGAGACATCACAAAGACTTTAACAGGTTTAACAATTCACCTGATAATATCCAACTCATGACTTGGGAGGATCATCAGAAACTTCACCAAGAAGTCGGAATTCCCTTGACTGAAAAAGGACGTGCAGCAAGAAGACGTAATGCTCTGAAACTTAATGAAATGAAGAAAGGAGTTCCCCTTCTTCCGGATCACAGGAAGCTGGTATTGAAAGCCTTGGCTAATCTCACTCCAGATGCTGAGAGAAGGAAAAAGAACGCGCTCGTTAAAGCTGGGTCAACTTGGGCTAAGTCTTCAGAAGGAAGAAGGAAATCGGCTGAAAATCTAAGAACTTGGGTGAATTCTCTTGAAGGACGTAAAAAATCTCTAGAAAATGTAGCAAATTGGAAAATTTCTCCTGATTGGAGAAAGAAAATTTCAGAGAAGTCAACCAGTTACTGGTCTTCAAATAGGGAAGAAGCACTTGCTAGACTCTTAGCTGGAAACCGTTCTGCCAATCACTTTAGATGGCATGTGAAGCGCGGAATCAAAAGTCCAGAATGCTCCTTTTGTGCTGCAGTGGTCAATCACAAAGTGGTCTCCGTTACTTCCATAGGTACTGCTGATGTCTACGACATCACTGTGGAAAAGTATCACAACTTTGCTCTGTCTGCTGGTGTGTTTGTTCATAACAGTGGTGTCGTAAACGAGGAGAATCAGACCAATCAGCGCGACACTAACAAGCAGCGCGAGAAAGTTGAAGACTCTCCGAATCCGGCCAACATCGCAGTGGATGGCGAGGCTTTGGCGGAGTTCCCTGAGCTTAAAAATCGACCAAATAGATTGCCAACCCGCAATCTCTTCTGAGTGATGAAAAGTAATAGATACCATGTCCAATGTGACCGTTGAAAGCCTTGGAGTTCAGAACTTCTACGAGGTTCGCGATTCACTGCTCGAACAAGGCAAGAAATTCGACGAGAAAAGTCTAGCTCTGGTTCAGTACGATCAACTGGTGAACTGTGCCTTGGGGATTGCAGACTCTACGGTCTGTTCTCTACAGAAGGTCCGGGAAGAGAAGCGACGCCGGAGAGCTAGATTTCTGAGCTTGGATGCCAAGTCTCTAGAGAATTGCCTGGACTACCTCCATATTCACCAGATGGAGGAAGACATCAGGTACCATCTTGCTATGCGGGATGCTCCCAGATGGGAGGATCTATCGTACAGGGTTCGCTCTTGGGCCAAGCTCACCTGTCTGATAAATCATGTGGACTTTCCGCTCCCGAGATTGACTGAGGTGCAAGAACTAATCGGTCTTACAACTCTCCCAGAGACTGTCGCTAACAACTACATCCAGCGTATCAAGATTATGGCATCCAGTCCCGAGAACCTGGTGGCCTTTCGATTCCAACTCAACAAACTTGCTGATGATCTAACCCTCTCGTTTGCAGAGTCAGATAGCAAGATGATTGAAAAACATCTGATCTCGGATTTCTCCTGTACGAGTGACTGTTTTCGAGTAATCTGATAACCGATCCGAGTTCTCGTACAGTAGAATGAACGTGGAGGGAAGATGGCAACTGACCTGGTGCAACTAAATCCTACAGTGAAGAACCTTGCCTGGCTCAATTCGCCGGTCATAAGGGATCACTTTCCGTTTCCAGGGATTCGACCTGCTCAGGATGTGGCACTCGATGAAATCACTCGTGCCTATGCTGAACACAAGAAGTTCGTCATCATCGAGGCTCCGACCGGCTCTGGTAAATCTGGCATTGCAATGGCCGCCGCGTCCTGGGCTAAGACTCTCCAAGTCGATCACCCACTGACTCAGCCAGGTGCCTACATCCTTTCTCCACAAAAGACCTTGACCGCTCAGTACATGAAGGATTTCGAGATCAATGGTCTGCTGGAACTCAAAGGCAAAGCGAATTACTGGTGCACAACACACGATACTGATTGTGACTCTGCGGCGATCATCAACAACGCCAGCAAAGAGGGTGATAATCGATCCTGCTGCATGGACTGCCCCTACAAGATCGCCAAGAAGCGTTTCATCGACAACCCCATTGGTGTAACGAATTTCGCTTTCTTTCTGAACGAAACCCAGTATGCAGGTCAACTCAAGAATCGCAAGATGTTGATCCTTGACGAAGGTCATAACACCGAGTCTCAGGTTCTGGGTTTCGCTGACACGGTCATCTCTCGTTACAAGACTGAAGAGTTGGGCCTGGGTCGCATCCCGACGTTCAAGCCTGGTGAGAATCTCAAGTGCAAGAAATGGTTGTCGGAAACTTTCATTCCCACCGCTCAACAGCACATGACTGATCTCACCAATCAGATTGAGATGGCTCGCATCGATTCAGACATCTCCTATCTTGAAGGTGGTAAGAATCGCGAAGACCTGATGAAGCTGATCAAGAAGCTCGATAGCTGGGACAAGTTCATTTGCCGGCTGAATCGGTTCATGGCTTCCGACGACATGCTGAACTGGCTTTGTTTCACAACCGAAGAAAACAAGAGGAGCGGAACCAAGGAAGAGTTGCTCATCAAGCCTCTGACTGCCACGATGTTCGCCGATGAGATTCTGTTCGACAAGGCAGAGATGGTGGTCATCATGAGCGCGACCATCCTCGATTTCAACTTCTTCATGCGCAACCTGGGCATCAACCCGGCTGACGCAATCTGTGTTCGAATCGACAGTGACTTTCCTGTCGAGAATCGTCCGGTGTATTTCCAGAAGATTGGTAGCATGGCGGCTCGAGTTGACAAGGAAACTGGCATGCGGATGCGGGAACTCACCATGCCCAAGATGGTACTCTTCGTGGAGAAGCTACTCGACAAGTACTCCGGCAAGAAGGGAATCATCCACACCAACAGTTACGAATTTGCCAAACAGGTGATCATCCATCTGCGCTCCACTCGCCACGGATACCGGGTCGTGACTCATACGAGCGATACTGGCAGCCGCGAGGCCGCTGTCCTTGAGCATGCTGAGCGTGAAGATGACACGGTGCTGATCTCTCCATCTTCTACGGAAGGGCTTGATCTTAGTGAAGATTTAGGGAGGTTTTGTATTATCGTGAAGACACCTTACGCCTATATGAATGAATATGTTACCGCTAGAATGAAGAGAGATGCCGATTGGTATACCTACAACACTCTCCTAGCTATGGTTCAGGCAACAGGAAGAGTAGTGCGGTCAAAGTCAGACAAGGCTCACTCCTGGATTCTTGATTCTGATTTTGAAGCATTATTTCGTCGTGGAGGACACATGCTCCCCAACTGGTGGACTAATGCTTTGATATTTCGGTAGAAATCCAGTTTCTCCTTTTCTTCTACCTAGTCTCCATCCACCCTGGATATATCCATTTACCTCTGAAAGAGTAACATTTTTGCTTTCGTTTGTGGTATCATTAGTAATCCACTTATTCCCTCTTCCGGAAGTTCCATTCTTGGCTCGTGTTTGATGAATATCAAGCGCGACCTCGTGTCTATTCCTTATCCAGTTATGATGAGTTCCAGTGGTCTTATCAGATAGTAGTTTCCTACTATTTTCACTGTGAGTTTTTCCGAAGAATCCGTTGTCTTCACCCTTGTTCTTACCAAAGAAATTGTTGTTACTTCCACTGCTTCTTGAACTCAGTGCTTTCTTTCGATTAGGTGAGTTAGCCCAGATTTTGCGTTGGGCTATTCTCATATTGTTACGAGCATCCGGGCTGAATACGATGCTTTCTCCTCCGAGTGTGGAATTGTATCCACTGGGGCTTAACGTATTGAATTTGATGATAAAGCGGGTTTCTAGCTCAGCTAGTTCTTCTGGATCGTTCGTTTCGACTACAGTTTCAAAAATAAAGGCGTCTACTCCCCATTTTCGGATGGCTCTGTGAAGACATCGAGAACTATCTTTAGAAGAGAAGGCATCACTCACATGTTCTTTCCAACGATGTTCTTTGTTTGGATGGGTATTCTTTCCGATGTATGATTTGCCAGTGAATCTGTTGGTTAGTTTGAGGAGAGTTGACATGAAAAGCAAACTCTTGCAGAAGGCCGCTGTCGAGTCTCTCGAGGAAATCGCGCAGAGGTATCCCAGGAGCATCGGTCTAGCCAAGTCATCGGATCCAGGAGATTACGGCTCCTACAGTGACCTGCAGAGACAGAGGAATCCCCGGCTCCAGCTGGAGAAGAAGATCGTGTACGAAGTTCTGACCACCAATGGGCCTGATGTAGCCTGGGACCGTCTTGGAAGGGTCGTTCCCATCGTCCGCAAGGCAGTGGGTGGTGACATCCTTGCTGCTTACGAAAAGAGCAGGAGCAATATCTACAAAGCACTGGACAAGATGGGAATGTTCGGCACCAAGTCCGACAGCCTTCGCCATGAAGGCGACCGTTACTACTAGCAAAACTCACCTGCCAAGTATTGGAGAAGGCGAGCCAAAGGTGCTCGCCTTCTATGGCAGATACGGTCAATTTTTGGAATTTATTCCACTCTCTACTGCGTAAGGACTCCTCTCCAGAGGAATCCGAGCGCGTGAAAGCGAACCTTCGCTGGGTATCCGACAACATGGTTCAGATTCGGGCCATTTGTATGCCCGATTACGAACTTCCCCTGATGCAACTGATCTGGAATTTCTGGACAGCCCACCGGGAAGCTCCCTCCTACAAGATGATTGAGGACATCGTCCTCAAGCAGGACAAGAGCGAGGGTTTGCAAGAAGCTCTGTCCAATTATCAGGATTTGAAGTCCGCCTCTGAACTGAGGAGATTCGATGCTCAGGATCTCTATCAAGTCCTGCGTGACAAGACTGACGAGTTTGAGAACTGGAAACTCAATGCAGTTATAGAGGCCACCAAGAAGATTGCCAATGGTGCAGTTGAGGATCCCAAGACCAAGAAGAAGCTGGCTGGAAACAAGGATGCCCTCGTGTACCTGCTGGGTCAGATTCAGAATGGCATTCTGACCTCTCAGCAGAAGAGTGTGGGCGGAAGCATCAAGGCAATTTCCAGTGAACTTCGTGACAACTACAACCTGGCCAAGAGGGAGAACTTGAAAGGTTCTCTCACCATGAAGACGGGTATCGCGGCGATTGACCAGATCATTGGAGGATTCAAGCGTGGCAACTTCTGGGGAGTTCTAGGATACGCTGGTCAGCGTAAATCTTCCCTGTGCCGCACCATTGCCTACAACGTCGCGAACCAGGGATTCCAGGTGATGCACATACCTTTGGAGCAATCTTGTGAGGAAGAAAACAACATCTATGCGGTGATTCACAGTCATCACGAGAAGTTCAAGGACTTCAATATCAAGATCTCCATCAACGACCTTGAGGATGGCAATCTCACTCCGGATCAGGAAGACTTTCTCTTCAATGTGGTCGCACCTGATCTTGACAATCTTCCTGGGGATATCATCGTTCGCCAACCTTCCGAGTGTACCCTGGAAGGAGTTCAGGCTCAGGTAGAGCTTCAGCAACAGATTGCACCGGTGGATCTACTGCTCATCGACTACTTCACTCTCCTCGATACTTCGTACTCCAAGGGCCAAGACCGCCAGGTCATGAACGGTCTCATCAAGAATGCCAAATCGTGGTGCCTCAACTTCGGAAACAAGCGCAAGATCTGTCTGCTGACTCCGGTTCAGGGCAATAGAGATGGATACACTGATGCTCAAAAGCACGAAGGAAAATGGGAGATGGAGGGAGTCTACGAGTATTCCGAATTCGACAAGTCGCTTGATGGTTGTATGTTTACGTTTTCGGATTCAGACTTAGAAGCCCAACAGAAGATCAAGCTGGGCACCTGCAAGAATCGGCGGCGGAGCAACGTCCCTCCATTCATGATTGGGGTTTCTTCAGATTCCGGTCTTGTGAATGGTGGAGTTGTAATGTCCACTGACATGCTGGACAAGACTCTCAATGAAGTGATCGACCCTTATCTGTTATGAGAAGAGTCAAGAACATCATTTGGCCAACCGGCTCCGAACTGACAACCATTTGGCGAATTCTCCAAGTGGCCATCCCTCTTGACGAACCTCTCAGGGGAGAGTGGAGGTTTTCGGATGCCGGTGCACCAAACTACAGAATCACAGGTTCGACTCGCGAAGTGACTTGGACAGTCGACGTTTACAACGGATTCTACTTCTGCGTCAAGGTGGGAAATCTTCCTGCCGATGTATGTGAACAGATCCGACCGATGGTGAATTTGGTTTGTCGTATGCTGAGGGTTCCACCTAGGAAAAGAGACCATGAAGAAGAAGGAATTGGTTCCGCCGCCGAAAGTTCTGGTGGTCATCCGGAGTTTGGATGACCTTTCTCGAGTTCTGCACACTCAGAAGATGATCGCTGCTAAGGCCAAGAAGGAATTTGCCTCCATTGACAGCAGCAACCTTGATCTCAACAAACCAAACGAGAATCGCCTTTTCGAATACATCAGACAGGAGAAGGAACTTCTAGAAAAGTGGTCATTGATGCCTACTCTGACCGAGTTCAATCAGGCCGTTTCCCAGGTAAGTGAGGATGGCAAATGGGGTGGAACATTCGGAGTGGCCGTGCTTGTGCAGGATATAGTGCTCGAGCAAGTATACAACCAGCAGAAAAGACTGAAGCCTCTTCTCCGGAAGATCCTCATGGTCATGTTGAATCATCTTGAGAAGGAGGACACCAATCGAGGTGCTCTGGATCAGGTACTCGCCAAGATCAAGTTCACAGTGACGGCTGACAAGCAAGGCAGGAAAGTCAACAGGGCAGAGACCGAGGATATTGTCAGAAAGATGATGGGTCAGATGGTGGACACTTTCCTCGCAGTCGGATGTGCCTTTGGCTTGTTCGAAAACGAAGGTTTCGAATTCAAGACGACTCCCTGTGGTGCTCGCGTGTACTGGCACATGGTCGACATTCAGAAGTTTATTGAAATTCTGTCAGACTCACATCGTGCATTTCAAAAGGAGAGGCCGAAACTGGCTCTTGTGTAACCGATCCGCCTTCCAGAGTGGTAGATACTCTTGGAGGGATACATCATGGGACAGTTTAGTTGGCTTGGAGAAGCAGCAGCGTTCTTACTGGCACCATTCAAACTAGCTTTCTATGTGCTGAAGGTCTTCAGTTTGCTGGCAATGGGCGTGGTTATTTTCACTATCTGGGGTATGGTGTGGTTGGCCAATCCAGAAAAGGAACATGCCCAACACGTAAGTTACATGATGGATCACATCGTTGATTCTCGGCATAGTGCCGGAACTCCTCTAGGAAATGTACCTCTCATCTATGTAATAGATGGATCTCAGTCTTCAAACGGAGATACCTCCATTGGGACTGTTTTAGTGAATGTGAAGATCTACGGAAAGACTGAGGAGAAGATTGAATGGCCTCATCAGGCTCTTTCTTTCTGTGGACAAGGCGATAAGTTTTTGTCTCACACTATGCAGAACGACTACTGGGATCACTGGTACGAGCGTAAGACTGGCTGGTTGTATCAGCGGTATGTTGAAGGCTCACTAAACATCTACGCATTGAAGTATGTCGTCACTCAGTTGAAATCCGACAAACCTGTCGTTATCGGCAGCGACTTCATTGATAATTGTCCCAATTCTTCACTGGAAAACAATCCTCCTCAGTCTTGGTCTGGTTGGAATCTTGGAGATACCAGGTATGCTGTTCCGGATTCGAATACTTCTGGGGAGAGCATGATTCCTCGCTTTGACGTGATGTGGCATCTTGAAGGGCCATACGATCCTCATCAGGATTGGCCAGTCATCACAGGTTACTGCCTTGCTGGACGATGTGGCAAGAATTCACCTGATTTCCTTCTTACCATCGATCGCTGGAACGATATCCTAGCTCCGGAGCCAAAGTACACTTCGGGCCAGCAGGAAGCTATCGATGCTTTCAAGGCAACGAGGACCAAGGAGTTCTGGGAGAAGTATGCTGAGGCCAACGGACTTGATCCTCATTCAGTGGACAAGTACTGGGAGGAGACTCAGAAGGCTATCAAAGCAACGGTTCACTTGAAGAAGGTTTCTTCTGAGGAGTTAGACAAGGATTACTAATCACCCAGTAATAGAGACGAATGAAGCGGGGACCTAAGAGATCTTATGCTGGAGAGGCCAATCCTTTCTTTGGCAAACAGCATTCAAAAGCCAGCTTGGATAGGATGATATCCACCAAGCTGGACATCTTTTTGACATCGCAAGGACTGACTAGAGAAGAATACGAGATTAAGTTGTCGCAGGGACTTTACTGGTGTACGATACATAAAAAGTTCTTTCCTCGATCCAGTTTTCATGCATATTCAGTATCCTCTATATGGCAATGCAAAATCTGTTACAACGGAGTGTTTCTCCATAATCAGTTTGGTGTTCCCCTAGATTGGTACGATACCCAACTGGAAAAGCAGGGTGGCGGTTGCGCTCTATGTGGAATGAAAGAAAACATAATCAGAGGTAAGCCAGCACTGTTCTCAGCAGATCATGATCACATCACTGGAATCCTTCGAGGACTCTTGTGTCACATGTGTAATACCCGTCTTGCTTGGTTTGAAAAGTACGAGAAGCAAGCCAGAGCCTACTTGGAGATGTACTCATGAAACAACGTATCGCGGTTGTTTTGGATTGGGACCACACCTGTTCCCCCATGTACATGGAGGGTCCCATCTTTACTCATTATGGCATCCCCGAACGAACCTTCTGGGAAGAAGTACACCGCCGCGCTCACGAAGACACCAAGTACCTGAACACCCGCGTCTTCGTCGAGCACGAGTATCTCAACTATCTTGTGGAATGTGCCTGTAATGGGACGATGAAGGATCTCGACAATCCTCGTTTGACAGAGATTGGCTGCAAGATACCCACCTTCCCTGGCCTTGACACGATCATCAAGAAACTCGATGAACTTGGCGCCGAAGTCCATATTGTGACCTCTGGCATCCGGGCCATGCTCCTTGAGCACCCGTCCATCAAGCCTATCGTGCAGGACAAGAACATCCAAGGAGCGGAGTTCCTTGACTATACCTGGGAGACAGGTCTCGACGGCAAGCCTCAGCGAGTTCCACAGGGTCATATCGTTTCTGTAGCCAAGACTTTGCTTCCCTCTGACAAGGTCAGAGTGCTCGAAGAGATCGCCAAGGGCTGTGCTGAATTCTTCTACGACGCCTGTGTTCCTCTACCTCCGGACCAGTACCTCATTCCATACAAGAACATGATCTATGTTGGTGATGGAGTCAGCGATGTCTATGCCTTCGAACAGGTTCGCAAGTATGGCGGGTTCGCGGTCGGAGTGTATGCCAACGCCAAGGGATTCAAGCAGATGGAGATCATCCGAAAGGATGGGTTCCTGGACATCTTGGGAATGGCTGACTATCGAGAGGAAGCCACTGTTGGAAGCTGGATTATCAACAAGGTGCTGGCAATCAAGGCTCGCATCGCGACTGAAGAAGTTGAGATCGAAGACAAGCGGATCGCAGAGGTCCGTACTCATGCTCCTGAGTATTTGCATCCATGGTCAAAGTAAAGAACAACACCGCCACTGAGTTCCCTCAGGTTCCTCTCCTGATCAGCAAGAAGTCGAGGTCCAAGAACAACATCTTGGTTGGGTTCGACAGAGCGCAGATCCGGTTCGCTGAACAACTCTTGGATTTGGTGTGCCAGGATAGAGAAACTGTCAAGGATGATGACTTACTGGGGAAGGATGAGAATCTCCTCCTGCGAGTCACATCTTCGAACTGCATTGATCTGAGTCCTGATGTCAAGAAGAAAACTGGCATCTGGTCCATTCAACCCTTAGAGAGTGGATCAGCAGGAATGAATGCTCTCGTGAGGGTGGCATCTGAGATCCTTGGTGAAGAAAAGCCAGTAAAAGAGAAGTTAGAAGTAGTTAGTCGTGAGGTATGCCGTGAATCGGAAATTGTAGACATACGCGGAGCACTGTGGGAGGCTGTGTGGCAGCTAACTGGTGATGTACCTCTGAAGAGTGCTCCCCTATGGCCAGCACCCTGGGAAAGTAATCACTGGATTCCAGCGGAAGTAGAACCATCCTATCGATTGAATGTATTGTATCGTGACTTGGTTGGCTACGTCTTTGCCCATGAGAACGATTTCCCGGCTGCTCGTAAGTTCGGCATCAGTCAAACGAGATTCAATAGATTACGCCAGATATCGCTTGACCTGGGGAGAGTGGACCAATCGATTAGATGTTTATCAAAATGGCGTGTTCGAAAATCCAGTGCTTTCGTGTGTGCCCTTCAAATTTCTAAGATATGGAACTAGCAAAATCCACCATTTCCCAGTATTCAGAATCATCAATCTTCAGGGATTACTCTCTGACAGAGAAAGGTGATTCAACCAATGGCAAAACTTCCGATGGAAGGGCCGGAGCAGATCTTCGCTGCCGTGCAAACTGCGCTGGGACTTACCGAGAAGAAGGAAGCTGAGAAGATTACCAAGGCAGTCTTCGACAGCGTCTACCAGATCGTGAGTTCACATATTGACCAGGATGGCTACACCCTTCGCGTTCCGAGTCTCGGAAAGCTGATCGTGAAGCACAACTTGGGCAAGCTCCGCAAGAACCCATTCCGCAACGGTGAACTTACTCAGACCAGCACCAAGCGCAAGGTGAAGTTCACCACGCTGGGTGACCTGCGTAAGCTGGAAGTAGTCAAGTAGTTATCTGCCGGCTAGAGCCTAGTAACAGTATTAAATACCCAGCGTCTACGACGCAATCCAAACTAACACTGGAGATAACAACGTGGCAAAATTCACTGAAATTGACGACGAACTCGACGCTGCTGTAACCGCAAAGAAGACGACTGAACCGGAAGTCAAGAAGGCTGAAGAGCCTGAGAAGAAGACGACTGCTGCCTCAGGAGCAGACGAAGGTGATGACGACGAGCCTGTAATCAAGGGCAAGAAGTCCGCCGCCGCCGCGACTGATGACAGCATCGCTGATGAACTGGAATGGGGAGATGAAAAGACCATGTCCCGTTCTGGTGGCCTGGATCGCCTCCGTCCTGAGAAGGGCAAGGCTGTCCGCTTCGCCATCATCCCCTGGCTCAAGCCTCTGAGAGCACTCACTCATTTCATCGACAAGAAGGGCACGTTCCGTTGCCTGGCGACTGAAGATGAACCTGGCCTCTGCTGCAAGAAGTTGGCAGAAGACGGTCAGTTGACGATTGCTGCTCTGGTACTTCACTACACCAATGCTCCTTCCAAGGATGGCAAGTATCGCAAGGATGAACACGGTAGAGTTCCTCCCATTGAATGGGCAATTGAATACGTTCAGCTGGGACAGACCAACTACCGCGACATCAGCGAACTGGCTCCCGAAGGTAAGGTTGTGACTGACCTCGATATCGTGATGACCCACAAGGACAGCGGTATCGGATACAAGTTCGTCATGGCCACCGACAACGCTCGCTGGCGCCAGAACGAAGCACTCGTCGCCGAAGTCAAGGAGGCTTGTGCCAAGTTCATGGACCGCAAGAAGTTGAATTCCAAGCTGGGCAAGAAGGTATCACTGGCAGAGATGAAGATCGTTCTTCAGTCTCTGGTGGCCGGTGCCGAAGACCAGTCCCTCGATGATGTAGAGGAATTGTAAGTTGTTCATTCTACAATCTTAACTGATTAGAGTGAGGGGTAAATCCCTCACTCTTTTCATTTGTTAGAAGGAATTTCCAACCGATCCTCACATGCTTTTACTGATTCGCCGGTACATTGGTGTATATGATATTGCCAGCTTTAATAGCGCCATTTCCCGTTATTCCAACGCACCAAGAGGGAAGAACTTTGCAATCTACAATTTTGTAACCATCCTCCATTCTGTATCCAACAGTAACCGGTGTAGGAGCGGAGTAGTGGTCTACAATGCCCATGACAGCAAAAACCATGACAGCAAGTGCTACTAGAACCCATTTCACTACTATCCGATTGCGTCTATCTGACGTGCTATCCACACGAATAACCTGAACTTCAACTGGTGTGGATTGTATCTTGCTCAAAAGTGAGAAGAAGCCCACACCAATAATCCAAGCGATCGCAAGGCCGACGCATCCCAAGAACCAAAGAGGGCCAAAGAATACACAAGGTAAGATAGCAAATCCAAGGATAAAGAGTACCATTAGGCCATTTTCGCTCGTACACATGCAGGCAATAATCATCATAATCACCACTACTCCAATCACCAGAAGCATTCCTAGTCCGATCATGTCTACCATCTTTATTCCCTCCACTCATTCTCTACCTACAGAGAACTCAGATCGGTTAATTGAATTATGAGACAAAACAGCCATCATTCTCATCTTCTCCCTAGCCTCCGGAGTATTACATCTCTCCTTCATTTGTTCACTCTTCTTTCTCCTAGCCTCATCAGTCCACGCAATCCTTCTTTTATCAGACAAGGTTTTCCATTCTTCTTCATTCAATGTTGAGTAGTAACCCTTGAGAGAAGACGTGGTATGTTCACTTCGAACTTTCCTTCCGTTTACAGACATATCTTTCTGACCGTTGCTGATTTTCTGTCCTAGTTTCATCTTTCCTTCCGCTGTTAAAGATCTCCACCACTTTATACGTCCTAGAGCTACATTGACTCTATGTTCCTCTCTTTCCTTTGAGTTCATGCTCTGGTAACCTTTTCTTACAGCTTCTGAAAAGGCCAGTTTATCTTCAGGAGATGCCCGCAGTAGCCAATCGCTCATTGTACCTCCGTTATGACGATTGTACATTTTGAGGTTACACTGAGCTCGAACTCTAGTTAGTAGCTTATGTTCCCAACGGAGGGCTTCCCAGGATGAAGAAAATACTCTTCTTACTCTCCATTCAAAGGCATCAACTCCTTGCTCAGCTACAAGTTTGAGAATAATCGGACTGGAAGAAAAGTAGCTTACACCCAGGTCGGATGGAGAGCATGATTTTGCATAGCGAACACCATAATACACTTCGCCGGTTTTCTTGTTTCGAATGGAGTAAGTGTACTTTTGTTTGTCTGGTAGCAGAACACGGGTTCTTCTCGTCATACTTTGGCTATAGAAGTCGTAAAATGAGTATTGATTATCACTGTGAAGATACTAGGGATTGATCTGGAAACAACAGGGTTGGATATCAACATCTGTGCGATCACAGAAGTTGGCTTGGTTTTGTGGGATACGGATCTCCATATACCAACTAAACTCATCAGCTATCTAGTGCAAGTTCCGAAAGAAGTGATCTGGAGTGAGCAGGTACTCAAGTCTTCAGTGATAACTCCCGAACTATGTAGCAAAGAGGGATATCCTGAAGAAAAAGCAGTGCGTCAATTTCTTGCTTGGTATGAGCAAGTCGACACAATTTGCACTCATAATGGTACGAGATTTGATATTCCAGTGCTCACTTCTTGGACTAAAAAACTGGGGTACGATCTCGAGAAGAAAATACACATCGACACCCTCATTGATCTAAGAATTCCTTCACATCAAAGCAAAAAGTTGTCTTACATGGCTTTAGATCATGGCATAGTGAACAATTTTGCTCACAGAGCCGTGTTTGATGTAATGACCATGCTGAGAGTTTTGGATTTACATCCTCTAGAAGACGTTCTCAGAATGGCTCGCTCTCCGATGCTGACGATCGAGGCCATTGTGTCCTACGAAAACCGGGAACTGGCCAAGACCGGCGGATTCTACTGGAAGAGCGAAGGCAAGAAGTGGCTCAAGGACATCAAGGAGTGTGAACTGGAAGAAGAGCAGCAGGAGGCACTCAAGTTGGGATTCACTGCCCAGCCGTTTCCTCTGGTCAAGCCATTCACACCGAACAGGGAGCAGCAATGAAGAAGGTCTATCTAGGAATTGATCCCGGGCAAACTGGAGCCATAGCTTGCATCACGGTGGTGGACAGTGCTGTAACCTCCGTGGAATTCTATGACCCTGCCATGTTCCAGGTGAAGAGCGGAACCAAGAACAAATCCGAGTACAACGAAATCGACATGGCAAGGGCATTGAAAGCCTTTGCAGACTCCGCAGATGAGGCCACCTGCGTATTAGAGAAGGTGTCGGCGATGCCTGGTCAGGGTGTCACTTCCATGTTCAACTTTGGCATGGGATTTGGCCTGTGGAGAGGCATGCTTTCGGCTTATCACATTCCGTATTCTCTCGTGCATCCGGCCACTTGGAAGGCCAAGATCATGAAGGATATGCCCAAGGAGAAAGAAGCTGCTGTACAGAGAGCAGTCCAACTTTATCCGGACAGTGCCAGTGAACTATGCCATGAGTATCGTGGCAGAACTATCGGGCATCTAGGAAGGGCTGATGCGCTTCTGCTTGCACACTATGCTCTGACAAACCAGTAAACCGAGGAGATTATGGCCGCGCCAACCGTCAAGAAATCTGCAGGAAGCAGCATCAACACCCGCGTCTTCACCATTCAGGATCGTCGTGAACAGTTCCTCAAGTATAAGGCCCAGTCCAAGGGAGACTGGCGTGTCCTTGAAGAGAACGTCGACGAGACCTTCGTTCCGTTCGGCTTCCTGACTATGGACCAGGTCTTGGGCTGGAGAGGGGTTTGTCATGGTGGTCGTGTAATTCACATCCACGGTAATGAAGGAGCCGGCAAGTCGACTCTCACTCTGGGGATCATTGCCAACTACCAACGTCAGACCGGCGAGCCTGCTGCAGCGTTCGACTTCGAGCGCACCACCAACAGCAAGTATGCCAGGGTCATGGGCATTGACGAGAGCATGGTCTTCATCAAGAAGCCTGACAGCATCGAGCAGAGTGCCAAGGATGTCATCGACCTGATGAATGCCGGCTGCCGCTTCTTCGTGTTTGACTCCATTCCTCGCATGAAGTCCAAGGTCGACGAAAAGGACATTCAGTCGGGTGCCGCATTCAAGGCAACCGTGGGTAAACACGCCAAGGCCATTCAAGACTTCTACGACGTTCTTCTGCCTCACGCTGCTGAGCATGATTGCATCTTCATCATGATCAACCAGCAGAGAGCACGCATCGAGGACGGAAACGACGCCAAGTGGGCACAGAAGTACCCATCATTCACCAACCTCCCCTACACTCTTCCCGGCGGAATGGCGAATCGCTACAACACGTCCTACATGCTGGAACTGAAGACCGTGAAGGCATTCCGAGCCGGTGGATTCGCTGACGATCCGTTCATCATCGAGCCAGGTGACAATAAGGGACCCTTTGCTGTCACTCAGATTCGTGCTCGCTCATTGAAGAACAAGGTGACCGGTGGAGGTTTCCGCGAGGGAACTCTCTGGCTCAGAACTGGTCTTGGAGTGGACGAGAACATCTCTGTTCGCCAGCTGGGACGTCGCTACAAGTTCATCGACTACATCGGTCGCACCTACTTCGTCGGCAAGAACCCTGACGAGGCCATCATCAAGTATGCATCCAAGGACGCGGCGATCCAGGATCTGGTCATCAATCAGAATCCGGAGATTCTGGGTGAACTTCGCAAGCTCTTGGTGAACACAGTCGACTCCACCGAGTTCGAGTGTGAGGTTGATTCTGCCCTGGCTACCTATGTCAAGGGTGAGGAAGCAGCCTTCGATGATGACGAGGTCTTCGTCAACAAGAAGTTTGAAGTTGAAGATGTCAAGGATGGGGATGTAGAGACCTTCTGATGAAACTGTCTGCCAAGAACTTCCAACCATGGGAAGAGTTTTCACTGGCCCTGGGAAAACTGACCGTCCTGGTTGGCGACAGTGACACCGGCAAGAGTGCTGCTGTTCGTGCTCTGCAAGGTCTAATTCGGAATGAGATCGAAGCAGATCAGATCCGGGTGGGAGAAGAAGATACCGAAGTGACCCTCGAAATTGGGGGTCACAAAATCACTATCAAACGATCCGTCGGCGACAGCAACAAGTACCTCATCGATGGCAAGCTCCTCAAGCGTGGAGCACTCGAGATCCCCGATGAAGTCAAAGCTCTGAACATGGGGATCATCGAAATCGGTGACACAAAGCTCGACCCCATCTTTTCGAATCAGCACGATTCGAAGTTCATGCTTCAGGATGTTGGGCCAACTCAAATGAACGCCATCCTTGGGGCCTTCTCGTCGACTGAGAAGCTCGAGATGGGGAAGCGCGAGACTAACACCAGGATTCAACAGAAAGGCTCAGAGGCGAAGTCCATTGCTACTGAGATCAATGAGGCGGAGACTCGTAAGCACAAGCTGACCGAGATTCAGACCAATGTCACTCCGATCATGGAAGGTCTGGTTCTGCTAGAGAGCGAAGCCAAGGGATTTGAGACCTTGAACTTCTTGTATCAAGAATCCGCTGTAAGTTTGGATAAGTTCAATTCACTTCGCCAACTAATCTCCAACATAACTGCTCCACCATTGGACGAGGTCGTCAACTTACAGTCCTTGATAACTTGGCTGGAAAAGAGTGCTATCATCAAGAAGCGCAACACGCTGCTTGGTCAGGCAATTACCCGGTTATCGACAGTCAGGGATATGTGGAGCGAGTTACTCGCCTTGTATCGCATGATTGCCCAGTTATACAGTACAGCAGTCTTACTTAGAAGCAAGAAAGCCTCTGGAGAGCACATCTCCGATGCTGTAGATAGCGTCATTTCCAACACTGATAACGGGTTGGAAGAAATCAAGGACATCAGAGCCTTGGTTGGGTATCTAAGACAAGCCGCTTCACTTATGTCCTCAGTGGGTAGTTGTCAGCAGCGCCTGCAGTCAGCAATCAATGTCCTTGAAGAAAACGAAGAGGAAGAAGCTGAACTCAGGAAAACCATTGAGGAAGAGCGCAGGTTGAAGGATTCAGTCACCTGCCCCAAGTGTGGTGCCAGTTTCTGTATCCACGAGGTCTAGAATGCCCGATACCCAAACTCTCCTGCGCGATGTCCAAAACCGACAGAAGGTCCTACTTGGCAAGAAGGATCAACTGATTCGCGAGGCCGGAATCGAAGAGCAGAAACTCTCCGAAGCTCTGAACAAGTTGCGCGAATACGGCGTGGCCGATCCCGAAGACATGAGTGCCGACGAGATGCAGGCCAAGGCCACTGAGCTCGAACAGTCGCTGGCTGCCAAGCTGGTCGAAATCACCGAGGAAATCTCCAAAGGAGAAGCTCTCCTAAGAGAGTATGAGGGAGTATGAAATTCACTCAAAGATTGTATGTTCCGTTCAACTCGTACAAGGTGAGGCTAGAACTTGATCCAGGACATCGCATAGCCTACTATGCCCGGTCCTTTGACTGGATTGATGCTGAACCTCATGAGATCAGCCCAAATATCCCACAATTTGACGAGCAGTCAGTCGCAGGTATCTTCGATCGCATCGATGAAGTTGCCGAGACGGCTGAATGTGAACGTCGAAAGATGGGTTGTGTTGTGACTGACCGGAACCTGGCAATTCTCAGCTGGGGAGCCAACGTGAAACCGGAGGGTCTGAAGGGTGACTGCCGGAAGATTGGTTGCATCCCAGCGGTCACTTGCCGGCTCACTGTTCATGCTGAAGTGTCTGCTTTGACCCAGTTGAGTCTGGAACATCCTGTCAACTCCATACTTCCTAGACAGGAGGGGTTGGTACTCTTTAATACAGCCGTTCCGTGTTTGGATTGCTTTAAGTCCATTATTATCAATAATGTGAAGACGGTGATCTATAAAGAAGAGAGAGATCAACCAGAATATGACCGGCCCATCCTTTCCTCTCTGACTCTAAGTGGAAAGATTATACTTATCAAGGTGTCTTAGCAAACCTTTTCTTTTGGGCAGCAGACATTCTCTGCCTGGTTTCTTCGCTGAATCCTTGGGTGGCATGAAATTTTCTAACTCCTTCGGCTCTGGATTGACGAACAGTTTCTGAAGGTTTCACTCCTCTTCTTAGAATAGACATCTTCTTACGAGTTTCTTCACTTACTCCTTGAGTGTCAAACCGTATTCTCTGAGATGTTAAGGAAGCCACTTGTATCTTCTTTCTCACTTCGTCTGGATGAATTCTTCCGGTTTGACTTTTTGATTGTTTGATACGAGTCTCCTTAGAAACTCCTTGTTCAGCAAACCGTTTCCTTTGAGCTATGGAAGCCTTGTTCCTATTGCCTTGGTTTGAATAGTAAGTATGAAGGGACTGCTTGAGTTTCTCTGTACTAGAGGGACTATGTCTAGCTGAATTACCTCCTTCTCGAAGATTGTATCCGTTGTCAATGGAATCAAACAGTTTGATGAAATATGTTTCAGCTTCATCCAGAATTTCTATCTTGTTAGGAATAACCATGACAATTCTGAAATCAAAACTATCTTCTCCATATTTTCTCCATGCATTTAGAAACTTGGTGTTGGTTGTACTTCCACGACGTAAATCACTACGATGTCCCTCCCATCTTCCCAAGATCCCCTGTTTTCCGTAACTTTGGCCAATATAGCTCTTCCCGTTTCTGAGATTGAGTATCTGATAAATACCATGAATGATTTCCATGTAAGTGAATCCGGAAGTCATAATGTCTTGACTGTATCAAGATTTGCGAGGTAACAACTATGAAATCGAAATCTAAGCAATCATCTGATCCACAACCACCCTCATCAGGGGAACAGATGATGTGTCAACGTCCTATTGCTAACCGTGATCAAGAGTCCTGGGTTATGGCTCGCATTCGCACAGCTAGCAAAATGATTCATGCTCTTCATGAAATTGGAATTGTTGGAGCTGAGAGACAAATGGTTGAATTCGGGGAGGCTGCCATCATTGAAGCAGCTGCCGCTGAAATTATCATTACTCTTGGTATGGTTCCTGAATATGCCAACATCCGCCGCCATTTCAGAAGAATATCTCTTGATTGACATTACACTGTAGGCCACGTACCAGTGTAGCAGTACACTTTCGTGGCAGGAGACACAAACACTATGGAAACCAGCAACCCTAACCCTCAGCTTGGTCATGCAGTAATCTATCATGACCCGGTCGGCACTCCTCATGATGCTCTTGTGACTGCTGTTTGGAGTCCCACTTGCATCAATGTTGTCTTCGTATCGGGAGATGACACCAAGCAGGATCCGTATGGACGTCAGATCGAAAGATCAACTTCGATTCCTCACAAGTCCAACTCTCCTGTCCATGGTTTCTACTTTCGGTTCGCTGACGAGGAGCCTAATCCCTACATCAAGCCTCAACAGGTCTAACTGACCACCTCAACTTGGAACCGACGAGGGACCACAAAGGTTGAGGAAGGACACGAGGATGAAGGTTGTTGTCAATGGGGAAGAGGTTGAGGTAACGCTGGTGCCAGGTGAACATGGATCCAGGCAGTTGAAGACCACCAAGAAGTTTGACAACGAGGAAGAAGCTCTTGCCTTTGCCAAAGCTATGGCAGAGGCAGTCATCAACAAGCTGAGTATCAACTGAGAATTGCGAGTTTGAGTTGTGAGGATTCCAGCTTATCTTCCTTCCTAGTTGCCATCCAAGAGAGGTATAGTGATCAATTTCAGTGGGCAACAGGAAGTCATAAAACTCGATCATCATGCAGTGAACCTCGTCTACGCGACTGATTTTCACTTGTCTGCTATTCCTCCAGGTAGAAGGGCAGACAATTATCAGGAAACCATCCTAGGAAAACTGAAATATACTGGCGAAATGGCAGCTAGGTACAAAGGGGTTGTTCTGGGGGGAGGAGATGTATTTCACTATAAGAAACCCAAGGCAATGGGAAATACTCTAGGGTTGATAGAGTCCACTGCTAGAGTCTTCAAGTCATATCCGTTAAATAGACTGTTTACAATCATTGGAAATCACGACCTTGTATGGGATCTTATGGAATCTCTTCCTCATCAACCTCTTGGAGTTCTTATTGCATCAGGGGTTTGTCATAATTTGGTTTCTTCACCAATAATTTTCACCAATCGTGATGAGACCATCTCTGTACTGGTGGAAGGCTATCCCTACTGTGACGAGACCGCGCTCCTTCCACTTATCCTAGATGCTCCTCCTCGTCCTCAGGGCGTCACCTATCGGATAGCATTACTCCATGCCTATGGTCACCCGGATGCCGAGAACGCGACCTTCGGTAACACAGGCATTCCTTACAACCCGATTGGTTATCCTGCTTTGGCTGAAACTGACTACGATTTTGTATGTTGGGGACATGACCATAGTAGAAAAGAAACTGTTACAGTGGGAAATGTGACTCACATACATTTGGGTTCTTTAGCAAGGGCGGCTCTCAATATGGATGAGATGGATCGCCCGGTATCTTTGGCTCTACTCTCCTTCTCTGAAAAGGGCATGGCTTACAAGGAACTTCCTATCCCTGTGAAACCACTTGAAGTTATCTTCACAACGGCTGACAAGGGAATGGAAAAGATAGGCAATAAAACAGGCGAAATGTCTGCCTTCTTTTCAGTTATGGATGAGGCTGTTGAGGGTATCACTTCTAGTGATCCAAAGCAAGTCCTGAAAGAACTTTGTCCTTCTGAAGAACCAAAACTCTATGATCGGGCAGTAGAAGTGTGTGAGCTATGACACAAACCTTAGAGAAATATGGATGGCTAGGACAGGTCTGGTGCAGAGTAGTTCATGGACATCTGATGGTTAAGTTTGGCAGCGACAAGGATGATGGACACGCAAGAGCATGGTATATGTGCGCACGGTGTCTGAAATGTGAAATCCTTCATGAAATCGACTAAAAGGAGTTGAGGACACATATATGATCGATGACGCAACTCGAATAAGAATGTCAGAGGTTCAAAAGAAGAGATTTGCTAAGAAACCAATAGCAAGAACTAGATATGTAGGTAGCAGATTTGGTAGATTAGTGGTTACTGACGTAGTTTTGGAATCTGGTGACAAAGTTAGAGTTTCCTGTGATTGCGGGGTTGATAAAGAAGTTCGAATTAACAACTTAAGAAGTGGAAAAACGATTAGTTGTGGTTGCCAAAACAACGAGAATCGAATTAACTCTGCTAAGCAGATGCAATTGAAGAATAAGAAGATGTACCCGAAATCGACAATTCCAGAACCAGTGTGGAAAAAGATTTTAGACTGCGCTAAGAATAGAAAAATAAAAGTTGAACTTATCAAAGAAGAAGCATATGCTCTACTGCTAGACCAACATTGTCTATGTGCTTTATCCGGATTGGAAATCTCGTTACCAAGTGCTCCCTCAGATTCTAACAATTTCACAGCTTCACTGGATAGAATAGACCCTGATCTGGGTTACAAAATGGGCAATGTCCAATGGGTTCATAAAACAGTCAATCTAATGAAGAATGCTGTTCCTCAAGACATTTTTGTTAGCATGTGTCATCAAATAGCGAGCAACACGGTGATACCAATCACTGGGAGGAGGGAGCTATGCAAGAAGTATATCAACGTGTGGCAAAGGCATTTGCAGAAGAAATCCTAAAGATGTTTGTCTCTGAAGAGTCATTGGAGAAGGCATTTCATCGAATTTTTTCCGTACTCCCATTCAGTCGTACGGATCATTGGGGAGCTGTTTTAGGAAGAAAATTAACCGATGTTTGGTTCGAGAAGGGGCCTGAGGTTCGCTCTGTGCAGACTCCCTACGATCAGGAACAGATCCTTGACCATCTCTACGGTCTGCTGGACTACAATCTATACACTCAGGTCTTGATGAACCTGCAGAAATACTTGGGATTTGCTTACAACACAGCCGAAGCGAAGAAGCAACTTGATAGTCTCGAGGCCTTCTACAAGGACAAGGAAAAGTCGCCTTTCGTGTCCAAAGCCACCATGGTCAAGAATGCCACCCGGTTCGATGATCTGCGTTACAACAACGATTTGTCTGCACTCAAGGCTCTCCGGATGATTGAGAAGTTCGGCATGGCGAACAGTTGGAGAGTGTCTCCTACTGGAAGCACACCGGCCTTTGCGGACTCTCTCAATGTGAGCATGATCGGAGCCGGTGGCGACAAGTATCTCGTGACCATCCCTGGCACCCGCGTCTACTTCATCTCGTGGCCGGCAACGCCAGGCATCATCATTCCTCAGGAGGATGGCAGCTTCAAGACTCCTGGGATCGACTACTCGTTCATCAGCAAGAGTGGTGGCGAAATTCTGAACGAAGTCTTGTTCTCGCGCTGGGTCACCAGTCATGTCTATGGGGCGGTCCGGACTGCAAATGTCAAGGTTCTGATTCCCAGAATGAAATCTGTTCAGATCGTCACCGACTTCTTCAACACGAATGACGAGTTCCACAATCTGACCTCGAGATTCACCAACTGCCCTTTCCTCACGTTCTCCTGTGATGAACGACCACAGAATTAGCTCTTCTTGATAGTGATCGCGTAGAGATCAGTGAAACGAATCATGAGGAAACGACCAATTCGAACTCTACGACAGGCTCTCGGGTACTGGTTTCCTCATCAGTTGACCTATACGCCTGTCGAGTTTGCTGGATTGCCAGGGATTCGTCACGCATATGCTTGGTTGTGGTGGAATTTCACCGGATCAAAGATGGGAGAACTGCAAAGTGTCGTCAATTCTGATCCCCAGTTCTAAGAACTGGACCACGTTTACTTCCACTGAACAGGAGCCAGATTGTGGCTACTTGGGAGGCATGGCGGTCTGTGCTGAAGTAGCATTAGAGACTCCTGAGCAAGTGGGAGTTTCCAATCCCATCTGGATGGTCTATGGTTGGAATGGAGCAGTGTACAACTACGACATCGCTCGAGTAGAGGGTGTGTCCATCTACCAAACTTGCTACGATGCAGAGAAAGAAGAGAATGCTGTTTCTGCTCAACAAGCCATTGATGACGCCAACGAGTACCAAGGCGGCGAGGCTGATTGGATAAGCGACACTGCACAACTGATTACGTCTTCCCTGAGTGGAATTGTAGAATCTGGAATCATTAAGGGTGTGACTCTCGACGACCATGAAGCTGCTCAGAAATTCTTGATAGAACGGGTGAAACTCCAATGGAAGTGAAAGACGTGAAAGTCCTTGTTGTAGACGATGACAAAACGGTTCAGAGCGTCCTGTGTGTCCTTCTCATGGATCTCGGATTCTCAGAAGAAAATATCTCTACCTCTTGGAACGGCGGTGCAGCAAGATCAGCTTGCCGCCGCGCAGGAATGGATGGAGTTCCGTTCGATCTTGTGATGAGTGACTACCAGATGCCCTACATGTCTGGAGTGGAGTTTCTGAACGAGATTCTGACCTGGGATGAATCTAGAAAACCAAAGCATGTGATGATGATTTCAGGTATCTCCGAGAGTGAACTGCGAGACAGTCTTCCTCCTATAGTGAAGATCTTTTCGAAAGCCAACTTTGCCAGTATTCGAGATCGTATCGCGAGCCTGGAGTTCTGATGCCATATTATCCCCATGTGATCGAGTTCAAATACACTGGCAACCCCAAGTTCACTTCTGACAGACATATCGGACACAGGAAGATCATCAAGTATTGCCAGCGGCCATTCGCGGTGGACCGTGATAATCCCACCAAGGAAGAAGCGAGGAAGATGGATGACATCATCATCGCGAATCACAACTCGATCATCAATCCTGGGGAGGATTACTTCGATCTTGGAGACTTTGCTTTCTGTACGACATACGACTATGCTCTGGAATGTCTACAACGCATGAACGGGAAGCCTCACTTCGTGCGAGGCAATCATGACGGAATCATGGATGAGATCTACGCGAAGCATCCAGAGCTCTTCGCCAGCTACGAACGTGGATACAAAGAGATCGAAGTCAATGGACAGGTCATCATCCTCTGCCACTACAAAATGCAGGAGTGGTGGCATGCCATGCGTGGGACCTGGCACTTGTTCGGACATACACATGGACTTCTGAGACCAATTGAAAAGGCAATCGATGTGGGCGTCGACAACATGAATTTCTTCCCGGTAACATTCTCCGAGATCAGAGAGTTCATGAGCACCCAGCCCATTGGCCAATATGCAAAGTTCGAAAAATATGATGGGGAGGATCGGGTTTGAAGCCGCAGCCGAGTATCGAATGCAAGCATTGTAAGGATGTTGGGTTTATCAGCAACAGCAAGGGGACCATTCCCTGCCCGGATTGCAACCCTCCGGATGTCGAGGAAGAGAAGGAAAGAGATGATGCCGCTCAGCCTGGTAGAGCGCACCCTTGGGGTGGGTGAGGTCGCTGGTTCGAATCCAGTTATCCCGACCAAAGTTTGCGATAGTGCAATAGAGCCTGAGATCTTGCCGACGGGTGAGAACAAAGGGCAG